TCTTATATGAAAATTGAAAAATTGATTTATATTTCCATAAATAAAATATAAGTATATTATAACTATGGCCGGATTTCACACAAAAACTTTTACAAAACACGATGATTATATGACCCCAAAATATGCGTGGGAGAATATAAAAAATTATATACCAAAAGATAAAACTCTCTGGGAGGCATTTTATGGTGACGGACAATCTGGAACATATCTGCAACAATTAGGATTTAAAACTATACACGAAGATATTGATTTCTTTGAAAATGATAAAGGTGATATTATTGTTAGCAATCCGCCGTTTTCAAAATCAAAAGAAGTTCTTACCAGATTGAAAGAATTAAATAAACCTTTTATAATGATCCTACCCACCGCAAAATTAGTTACACAATATTTTAGACATTTATTCGCAGATACAGATGATCCTATACAATTAATCATTCCACGAAAGAGAATACAGTTTCAAAAATTAGTTGATGGAAAAAGACCAGAGAAAACTAAAAATGCATGTAATTTTGATTGCTTCTATTATTGTTGGAAACTTAATTTACCCAGAGATATTATATGGTTATCTGACGATGAATGTGTTGAAATGAAAAAAAATAAATAATTTTCATAGTTACCTTTTTATTTTATAGCATTTCAATTTTCTGGAATTATATGAAAATTGAAATGAAATCTTACTAACAAAATAGATGTATATTGCGATGAATATGGATAAACACCCTCACCTTACACCCAGATTATGTGATTGCTGTGGAAATACAGTAACTCATAATACTTATACAAATCCTCTTGAATATAGATATTATGCTGGTTTAAATTATCCACCTCTAAATGATAACCAGATGAAAATATTTAATAGGATTAGAAATCATGGTTGCCCCAAAAGTATGGCCGAAGAATTATTTATCCAAAATCATAGATTACTTAATGAAAATCACGAATATATGAAAAAATTATATGAGATGGAAAAAATGCTTGAAACTATGCAATCAGCAATTGGATTACTTAAAAAATATGATCCACACGGAACAATCAAAAAAAGAGATTTAGGACTGTAATTATTTTGAGGTTGCTGGGTTCTTCTTATTATCAGATTTCTTTTGCATTATCTGTTGATCCTCTTCTAATAGTTCAAAAAACTTAATTGGTTTTACAACTTTATAAATTACAGCAGTTCCATTATCTATTTCTGCTGGTGTTAGATCTGGTTTTAATATTGCAGTTTTAATTCCAGTAATTACAAATGATTTTGTTGCTTTAAAACTATACTGTGTTCCAAATGAATATGCATAATCACCAGATGTATATGCTTTATTAGTGCAGATCATTATACTTTCAGTTGCACCTCCATTTTCACTATTAAATGCTACATCTCCTTCAAATATATCTGATTTTACCAGATAAAATGGAGTTACTAATTTAATTGGTAGATTTACTGCAAAACATGTATCGTGATTAGCAGAGATATTTATATTCAAATATTCTCTCTGTGTTGATAAATTAAACATAGGTAAATTACTATTATTAACTGATAAACCGATGTTAAGTGCTGTATCAAATCTTAAATTATTAGTAAGAGGATATGGAAATGCATTAGCATTAGTAACTGGTTTTACTGTTTCATAATTTTTTTGAACGAACCACCAATTAGGATTAGTTCCATACCAATTACATAATTGTCTGAATGTAAAACCCATTCTCTGTAAAATAGAATTATCAAACTTTGCTTTTATATCATCAGCATCAAATTGATCTATTATAATTTCTTCATCATTATCATCAATTACTGATAAAGTATGAATACCAATCCCAGATTGTGAATAATAAGTATATGGTAAGGTTGCTATATTACTATTCTGAAATTGTGGAATTGTGAATTGATTATAATTAGTTGTTATTGCTTGTTGTCCTGCCGAAGGATTAGCAGTTGTCTGGCCTGCATTATCTAAATATCTCGGCCAACTCATGTTACTTATACCAAATCTATTTCTTACACTATCAAAAGTCATATTCATATTAGGGGCTCCCACTTGCATTATTCTTGCATAATCCGCCGCTGTTGTTGCAGATCCACCATCAACAATATCTGGATTTACTAATACATTTTGAATACATAGAGGATTTTGTAATCCTAAATCAACCAAACAATAACTACCATTATATCCTTTTTTATCCAAAACTTGTCCTTCAAACATAGAGAATGCTATATTTAATTCATTATTACCTTGTGGGCCAGTATTAACACATCTAATCATAATATCTAATTTCTTTGCTAAATTAACTGCTGTATATTGTTGTCCTTCATAAGTAATCAAAGCACTATCATCAATAGATGCACCTTCTGCTAAAAAATCTGGTGGTAATTCATAATTACCTAATTGATTTTCATCAAAAAACACTCTTGCTCTTAATGTATAAAATATCTCTGGTGGTTGTGTTGCTGGATCAGTAAGTGGTGATTGTAACCCAACTGTAATATTAGCATCATTATTTTTTTGTCTTCCAAACTGTATAGGCATATAATATGTCTTTTTGATGTCTGGACTTTCCAAATCATCTGTTGTTAATGTGCTTGAACCTTCTGTAAATATTTTCTGTGTTTTCATGAACTTATGCAATAGTTTCAGAGTGCTTTCATTATAAGGTAAATTAGTTACTAAAATATAGTTATCTGGTATTACTGTTACAATTGGAGGGCCTACTTGAAAAGGTAGATCAAATACATTATAAATATCATTATCGTGTGCTACTCCACCAGCACCTAATGTCTGAACTAATGTATTATTTTTTGGCCCACTACCACCGTCATTTATAAACTTACTCAACAATCTACTTCCATATATCAAATAAAAAGGATTATCTGTTGCAAATAATGCACCATAAAAATTATATGATGCTGGTGTTGTTGTATATAAACCAGCCAATCCATTAATACTTGTGCTACAACAATCTTCATCTAATACAGCCATCTGTGGGATTGCATTCTGAAAATTACCAAATATTCTTGCGTTGATCTGCGTTGAATTATTTCTACCAAACTGAACTGATGCATTAGCAGAATGCATATCTACTGTTATTTTTTCTGCTATATTACTGGGACTATCATAACCTACATCAACATCAAATCTTATATTCGCTTCCAAACATGAAAAACAATGTCCTTCTTGTGTTGGGAAAACTCTAACACCACCATACGCTTTTAATGGATACATACCACCTTGTTTTAGTTCATTAGGATTACTGAAATATCCACCAACATAAAATCGTCTTCCACCACTTGTTCCTATATAACCATTATTACTTTCCAAATTAGTAACTGGTAATGCTGGATATGTATATGTATCTGAAACATATCCATAATCATCTTGTGTTATAGTTGTAACTATATCGGTAGCAGCCGTCATATTATTAGGTGGTGCAGAACACATATAACGAAAGTTTTGATTAATATAGTAAAAGCAATTGAAAACCATACCAGAAGTAGAATAAGGATAATTTTGTATTTTTGCTGGAACTTCAATCACATCTGCTCCGATCCCAATACTATTGATACATACTTGTTCTACACTTATTTCATCTCCCTCTTCTACCACTATACCATTTCCAATCTCATTAAAAAATGTTCCGTCTCTATCATTAGATACACTTGCTTTTCCTTTACTACAATAAATTAATTGTGTATTACTCATTTAATATATAATATATATTTATAAAAAACTGTAAATATATATCTATTATAAATATCTAAAAGTCATCATCTCGTTCATCATCACTTTCTAAATCTTTTATACTTTTATATTGTTGTGCTATTTTTCTATATTTCTTCCAATCTAATTTCTCTCCAAAGTTTTTATACATTTCTGCTGGATTTTTTCGTAATTTCAAATATAAGAAACTATATGGTTCTTTTGCAAATGTTTTATACATATATGTTAATGTTCCCTTATATATACTATCATATTCCTCCAATATTTTTTCCCACTCCCGCTCATTTACCATTCCATTCATTATAATTACATGATTAGCATTAGATCTTGCTGTTGGTAATAATGAACGAAAGTTCTGAACTGATAGCATTAAATTACTATTGATATGACGATATTTCGTGCAAAATGAAAAGAAACTGCGTGGTAAAAATCCTACTGCATCATCTGCAACTATACATATTTTTGGTCGTTTTTTCTTTTCATATTCCATCTGTCTATCTTTTATCATTTTAAGATACTCTGGTTTATATTCTGAATAACATTCACAATGTTCTCTAACAAATCTCATAGTATCATCTAATTCAATACTGGGAGAGAAAACAAATGTTCCTCCATCAAATGCACTTTCCTTTCCACCATACATGTGTTTATTCAACAATAAATTGGCTATGACTGTGGATTTTCCACTATTAACAGAGCCGAGTAATAGTAATAGAAATCCCTTATTTCTATCAATCTGTGGTAGAGTTTCATGTATATTTTTTGTTTTCTCTACTTCTATTGGTTGAACTGGTAATACATCTAAATTAGATCCTTTATTCATTTATATATATTATAAAAGAATAAATTAAAAATTATATTTATTCGTGTTTCTCAAATTAGGATTATACAAATGTGCTAATGGATAGTTAGGACTATTATATTGTGGTATAGGTTTTGTTTTTATTGGATCTTTTTTAGGTTCTATCTTCTTTTTACTTTTTTGTTTATTATATGCTTCTTTCATATTTTCATATTTCATCATATATTTTGCAAAAGTGTTAAAGTCCATGTGATTGGCTGGATTATTTACTTGTTGTGAAATATTTTGTTGATTGCGTTGTGGTTTTGTTTCCTTATATATTTTCTCTGGAATACTCTGTTTCTTTTCTTTTTGTTTATAATATCTTTCTTTTGCTTTTTGTCTATTCCTTTCCATCGTTGCTTCTCTTTTTGCTTGTCTTTCTTCTTCTTTTCTTTTCTTCTCTGCTTCTTTTAGTGCTTTCCGCTCGGCGGCCTTGCGCCGGCGTGTTTCTATACCTTTTTGTCTTGCGGCCGCCAAATGTGCGTATTTATCTTTCTTTTCTTTTTTCTCTTCCACTTCAAACTTTACATTCTTTTTTGGTTTTATCTTTTTATTCACAAACATATCCTTTTGTGTTGATTTCTCTTCTGGTTGTTCTTCTTGCATGATCACCTCATCTCCATCAATTGCCTTTTCCCTTTCTATGACTTCGTTAATATTAGGATTAACTGTTGGAAATAGTTTTGCAGTTTCTTCGTCCATATAAACTATAAAAATATTAAAAAATTATTTACATTTTTTAATCTTTCTAAACATTTACTATTTCATTAGTTTCCATATAATCTATATATGATGGAAAATCTCTCCAATCATGTAATTTATCCATAGGAATATACAAACAATCTGATGTTTCATTAGCACCCCTTCTATATGTTCCACCTTTTTGTATTCTAACATAATCTGGTAATATTGTTGGAACATTCCAAAAGCATAATCTATCTTTAAATCTCCAAAAGAAATATACCTTATAACCTTTTCTCATTAATTTTCTTGCGGCCCTATATTTATTAAGTCCAATAATAATATCATAGAACTGATTTTTATTTATTCTTCTTCGTTTTATTTCTACTGCTAACTTGTTCTCTTTATTGAAAAAATCAATTGCACCCCAACCAGATCTTTCCTTTTCAAAACAGCAATCAAACCATTTATTAATTATTCCATTAAACTTCCTTTCATAACTATCTCCAAACTTTCTATCAGTCCCAGCAACTGATGTATGGTATGTTTTTGGTAATTTTTTATTTACCATTCTTCCTCCGTTATAATCTCCTAAACTATTCATTTCCTTATATATTATAGTTGAGAAAAAAATATAATATATAAACGAAAATATTTACTGTGGTGCTTGTGTATTGGTATAGAATGTATGTGATGGATCATATCTCTGATTAATCTGTGTTCCACCTTGAAATGGTGATGCACCAGTATTATTAGGTTTCTGTCTAAAACATAAGACGATTGTGGTATCATATCGTAAGTTTTGCATTTCAATATTATCATCGTCACTTATTAAAATATCCAGCCTATTCAAATCTAACGGCCCTATATTATTCAAATCAATCCATAGTTTCTCTCGTGGTTCATGACAATACCAACCTTCTCGTGCTTCTTCTTCGTGACCCCCAGTTCCAACACATAATGTATCAACTACATAAAATGTTTTATTAGTAGTTGCTTTCACACCATTTTGAGAAAGAACTGGAAGATTACTTAACTGAAAATGGAGAGATAATGATGCTAAATTGGCCGCAACTGTTGCATTAGCATCAAAACCATATAGTTCAAATGGAGTTCCAATACCAGCAATATCATTACTCCATTCAAATACACCAGCACTTGTATTACTGATTATACCAAACTCAACACCAAATGTAAAATTATTAGGAAATCCAACATTATACATATCTTCATCATCATCAAAATTATCCCATGCTCTCCATCTATTAGCATCTGCTAAATCCTTAATTGGGCCTACTAACCACGATATTTCTTTTTCAACCAAACCAGTTGCATCAAACTCTTCTTGTTGAAAGTTTTCCATTCTTTGAACTGTTGTTCCAGCAACATCATCTTTAAATGATACCATCTGTGGTTCAGAATAATAAGGAATATTATTTTTACTCCAATAATACATATTAGTATAATCTTTTAAGTCAGCCGTCTTTACTACACTATTAATTGCATCTACAACTCCCGGCTGATGCAAACGATTAGGAAGTCGTGTATCATAAAATCCTTTATTAAAATTAAACTGATCTCTTAATGTTGGATAACTTACAAAAATAAGGCCGTTGTGCCAGTTATTAATATAATATGTTTTTCCAGTTGTTCCATTATCATTTACATTCATATCATATAATTTACACCAACCAGCAGTAGGATCACTTGCAGATGGTGGTAGATAAGGTTCATCTTTTTCTAAATGATAAGAACCAGCAACACCATCAACTGCTAAACAAAACTCTATTGAAATCTGATATGGAGAAGTCCATCTAAATCTCCAACATAAAAATGCTTCTGTATTAGCACCTCCATGCACATTAATATCATATTGTCCTCCAAAATTAAATGGGGCTCCATTAACAGCAGTATTTCTACCCTCTGCTAATTCAGTAATATCTAATTCTGGCCCTATTGCTTCATATTCAGAATATGTAGGTTCTGCTTCTGGATCTATTATTTCTGCTTGTGCTATTAATTTTCTATTAGGTGAATTACCAGTCCATTTATAACGAACACCAATAATATATCTTGCTAATGCGTGTTGTGGAAGTAATGGATCATCACTTGCATTCATATCACATAGTTGAATAAATGTTTTTCTGGCCGCAGATAATTCATTAGTTGCATTTCCAAACTGGCCAGCACATGTATGAACGAACTTTTCACTATGCAATCCAAATGCGTGTGCTGTTAGTCCTACTCTTCCTTCAAATGTTGCACCTACATCTGCTACATTACAATATCTCCTTGCATCACCAGATGATACACTATCTTGTATATAAATATTATAACCACCACAATCTTTTGCAGAGGGGAGATCGTGACCTCCACCATTTAGTTCTGGAACTGCATTTAATGCTTGATTTCCAACATATTGTTTTATACCACATCTTGATGTTTCCATACTATAACCCCAAAATCTATCATAATCTGCTGGATTGATTGCTGGATCTTGTGTTGCTAATAGATAATTATTAAATCCAATAATAGAATTATCTGGTGACCCTAAATTGGCTGGTTCTGGCCCATCACCCATCGCCCTCTGATAATCAATTGCACTTCGTGCTAATTTTGTGGCTGCATAATTAGTATTATAAAAATTACTTGCATTACTTGTTCCAGTTGATGAACCACCATGTCGTGGTTGTCTTAATGTAGCATCAGCACCATAAGTAGTAGCACCCAGAGTTGCAACATTAGTTGTATCATATTGAGTTAGATCAGTAAAATCTATTCTATTATCACCATTACCAACATTAACACCAGACAGCATAGGGCCATATCCATTAGGTTGATTATAAAAAATAGTAGGGCCAGTAACAACACCAGCCGCATTAAAACCTTGATTAAACATTAAATTAATTGGTCGTTGAACTAATCTACCATAACACTTTTTCTCTCCATCTGCATAAAAAAAATTAGTTCCAGCATTAAATACATCTTGTTGCTGAAAAGATGATGCTGGAACACCACCAACAGATGGAGTAGTTTCATCAACATATACATGATTAAATGCATCATCTAAACCTAACATATTTATTGCTCTTGCAATTGTATTCGTTTCATTTTCCCATTCAGTTACATAAGGATCTCGTAGAGGTATCTGAATACTCTGATTTAATTCTGGTTGTCCTATGCGAACTTCTAAACTACCAGTATTATCTAACTGTGTTCCACCAGCCAAATTAAACTTCGTATTTACCATAGCAACTTGTGAATTAGGTTCTAAATGTAATGGTTGAGTAAAATAATTACTAAACCTACTGGGTTTATGAGGGTTAGCAGTAGAACCGCTTTCTCTGTTTTCACTCTTCAAAAACACTAACGACATTATAATATTTAGTTATATTATAATATGTTTAAAAAGATAAAAAGAGATAAAAAATTAAAAACTTTTAAAAATCCAGCAAAAAGATTGGATAATCCATCAATAAATGCAATAAATGGTAAAGTAGAAGAACCTACTGATTATTTAGCAGTTATAGCAACTAAAAAGAAACCTAAAAAGCGTATGCCTAAAAATGAGGAAATGTTTTATAAAGTTAAGAAGAAATAGATAAGTTTAAAACAGTTTAAATAAAATGTTATTATAATATATAATATGGACGATATTACTAACATGACGAAAGAAGAACTTTTAGAAATGGTTAAGAAACAAAAAGAAAAAGACGAATTAAAAAGAGAAAAAATGAGATTGTATAGTGCAAAATATCAGCAGACAGCATCTGGTAGGGAAAAATATATTAAAGCATCTAAAAAATATTACGATGCTAACAGAGAAAAGATTTTGGAAAAAAAGAGAGCATATTACAAAAAGAAGAAAGAACAACAAAATAAATAACTGTTTCCTTATAATATTTTATAATTATTAATATTATAAGAATTATTCTATCTGGGTAACAATACCTTGTGAAATATTGAGAACCTTCTGAATACCAGTAAAGAAACGAACTCGTCGTTGAGTATCTTGATCCGCAGCCGCTAATCCGATGCCCGGCTTGCTCTGTGTAGTGTAAATTACTGGAAGATTAGACATTCTCATACCTTGACCGAAGGAGTTCTCCAATTTGATACCAATCCAATGCTGTGATCCACATTCAGCATCATTAGCATAAGTATTAACTTCTCTGTTTGAAAGACCAACAGAGTTTGCTGGTGTAGCACCAGCCGCATCAACTTGATTAAACCAACTGTAACGATAATCACAGAGTTGGAGTGGAGATGCTTCTACCATATCTGCTTCATGTTTCTGTAATGAACCATTTGAGAGTGGTCGTGAATAGTAATTATTACTATCAATATTCAACTGGATCTGTTCTCCCAATCGGAATGCTAAACTATTGTAACGACCTAAATTATTAATACTCTCATTTGCACCATCAACCAATTCCTTCTGAACTATAATATGTTTAACCTTTTTACCACCTAATGCTAACTGGAAATTAGAGTTAAATGCTCCATCACCAGCACCAGTAATAAGCATATTTTCTTGTGTAAGGATTTCAGTATATGGAACATCAAAACCTCCTCTCTGCATAATCTCCTCTGCTAATCCAGCCATAAGATCTGGATAAAAGAGATAATCAACACACATAAATACAGAGTTTTCTACAATAGTGGAAGTGCAGTTGGCTGCATTAAGAGCGGCCCCAGCACTATCCCTCTGTGGAGGATAAAATCTGTGACCGAATGTAGGATCGGCCCATTCAATAACTAATGAAACCTCTTCACGAATGGCGAAAAGTGGTATCTGAACTCCACCAGAAAGGAAAGGAATAAGTTGTCCCAGACCAATAGCAAAAGAAGGAGTGGTAGATGCACTTGTAGTAATGCGTCGTTTAGGTGGATCAGAAACATCAGTTTGAACTGCTTCTTGTGACCCATAAGTTGCAGAACTCTGGAAATCATTTACTGCGAACTCTGAACTTTCACGACCTAATGTTCCAGTAGGCATATCAAAACCTCTACTTCTCTGTGTTACTATATCATTAGAACCACGAATATCTCTGGCCGCAGATCCAACAAAAACATCATTACCACCTTGTTTTGGTTGAACTATACCTTTTTTGTATTCATTTGAAAAATGTAGTCGTTTCCATGTTGAATACTGTCCTACTTGAACTAAATCAGAAACACGACGACCTCCGATCTCTAAATATGCTCTGCGGATCATCGCTAATGCACCAGTAGATGTAGGAAGAGTTGAATTAGTATCTACTGCTGGTGATGCACTATTTACAACAATCTGTGCTAAATTAAGTTGGCTGTTACTATCCAACACGCCCTTTTTATCAAAAACGAACTTGCAACTTTGCTGGGAAAAATTAACTGGAAAAAGAAGATCAGTATTTACATCTTGATTTACTGGTCTTTCCATAGTAGTTGCACGAAGAACTGGGGGTAGTGGTTGTCCTCTACTCATTTTATAATATATAATATTAAAATATTTTAATTCAACACTTTTTTTTAATATTATATTGGGAGAGATTTCCTAAATTAATTCATTACGGTAATTGCACCATTCTGTATCATGATTGAGTTTTTATGTTTAATGAAAAGATAAAGTGAATGAGGTTCAACATTTGCACCATCTGGGGCCTTCAATCGCATTCTCATTCCAAAAGGTGTTCCCTTAAAGTTAAGACCATTTTCTGAAATATGATCCATACTAACACCAATATTATACTGCTGGATCTGATCTTCTTCATTAATACTGTAACGAAGTCGTGAATATCTTGCTTGTCCCTCTCCACCAACAACTGTAAGACCTACACCGACATCATTTGAAAGTTCAGTTTTGAGAGATTTTACAGCATTTGCTAATCTCCAACCATATCTAATTGAGTTAAGTTCAATCTTATTCTTTAAACTATCAGCAACACCTTCACTCTGTGTTTCTTCACTATCAACCTCAAAATCTAATGGAATGCGAAGACCACCTTTTGTAAATACAATATCTTCTACTTGAATATTTCTCTCCAACTGACCTCCTTTATCTTGCAGAGGTTGGAATGTTCTCTGACTATCATAATCATAATTATTGACGAAAGATGATGGAATAAGATTACTAATAACTGATAGAGTTCGTCCAGTATTAATATTAAGTGAAAGATTATGATCTGTTCCATTAATTACATTATAAAAAGCAGTAAATGTATTGTAAGTAAGAACACCATTTTTATTAGACATGAGTGACTGCTGGAATGCTTCATCACCAGTTTCACATTCAAAAGAAAGAACTAAATCACTCATTTCATAAAATGCACCACCGTCGGTTCTACCAGCATTTGAATTACTTACTCTAAATCTATTGTTATGAATAACATAATTAGATGGGGCCAGAGTTATGACTATACGAAGCCCAGCCACCAAAGTTAGATCAATAGGAACACCTTGAATAAGTCCGTCCAAAATAGGAACTGCGAACTCAAAAGGTTTATCACATTTCTTTGCTTGTGATGCATCTTTTGCTAATGCACCATAAATACTATCAACACCACCATTTAGATAACTGTTAATACTTTCATTAAGAGGCATAAGAGAAGAACATAGACGATTATATGATTTTATTGTTGAATATGTTCCACCAGTTCCCAGCGACTGAATAGAAATAGTTTCAAAAGCAGAAGAAACACCAGTTCTTCCATCTATATAAATATCACCAACTGGTGCTAATGCTGGATTTGCACTATTACCACACCAATTAGTTGCATTAGAAGGTAAAGATGTATCTCCATTTTTTACAGTAAATGTTCCACTAACACGGAGGGATTTACCATTCATGATTTTTGGATCGGCGGGCACTTCAAAAACAATCTGTGTAAGTCCAGTTCTGTCGCCAAATACCCCTTGACTACTGGTATTTGTTGGATTTACTTGAACTACTTGTCTGCGTGTATTCATCATTTATAAATAATAATAAGATTTTTTTTAAAATAAAATTATTATTTCAACTCTGGTAAAATTAATAAATAACAGAAGCACCATCTCTATTTACAACTAATCTTCGGATAGATGCGATCTGATTGATCCATAATTTATTTTTCTGGGGAGGATTAGAGGTAGAGTATTCAACACGAAGTCCTAAATTACCATCTGCTTGTAGATTATAAACACCACCATATTTTGCTAATGCACGACCAATAAGGAAATTACCTTCTTGTGCTTCCAGATTTCTAACCATACATCTTGCAGATCCTAATGCTTTTTCAGTTTCCCATAGGGCAACTTGTTCTGTTAGAGGAACTGCATTAGAAAGTTTTCCTAATTCAACCTTTCTTGTTGGTTGTAATTTATTATTAACTAAATAATTATAGTTATCTGCATTATCAACAATTGTTCCTAAATTATCATGATATACCTCTTCTGATAATCCATTTTCCGTGCATAGAGTGAGGACAGAAGTCGCCATCTGATTAATTACCGGCATATTCAACTGAACGGTTTGCTCGGCTGCGGTGGTATTGTTACGATAGCAACTGTAAGTAAGATAATCATGAACTGCACCTTCCTCGGTCATAGTAGATTTTGCTAACTGATCTACATAACCGGCTGGTGGTTGTGCTGTTTTGAGAACGAACTTACAATCAGTAAGAACCACTCGTGGAATGGACTGGAACATAGTATCTTTACTAATGAAACACGAATTATTATCAGCATCTTGTGCCGCGCCGGCAGCATCGCGGCCGGCACCTCCAATAAACTCATTACCTAATGCACCAGCGGCCGCAGTAAGAGTTAATCTAACTCGTGCAATACCACCAGCATTTTCACCAGCATTACATTCAACACCAGTAATTCGTCCAATATCTTTAAGGACTGGGGGATTAGCATTTGTAAATCCACGAACTGTTTTACCAACCAACATATTTAATGCACCAACTGCTTGATTTCGGACTGGAAGAACTTCCCTATCAATAGCGGCCTGCGTAGGTCTTTGGCCAGCACCAGCCGCGGCAGCAACTAACTGATTGAAGCCGGGGTTCTTTTCCATATAAAGATCAATAGATGTAATAGGATTGGCCGCATTAGGAAGAGCAGATTGAATACCGAAACGACAACTTTCAATAACATCAGTTGCAACTGATCCATCATTATTACAGATACCAGCACCAGACCATAGTTCTAATGATTTCTGGGCCGAGTTTAGATCTATCTCAACCCTTAGGCCCTTGGTGAGTAGGCCGGCCGGCATCATCTTCTGTGATAATGCACCCAATATACCAGAATACAACTGAACTGCAACCTCACATGTATTAGGATTTTCAGTAGTAAGAACTGAATAATCATAATTTGCTTGACGACCAGTAGTGTAACTGTTGAAAAGCATAGATTTATCACCATTTCGTGATGGAAAATCATCATAAAGTTGTCCGTCAAAATCACGACTGGAAGGTTCTAAAAGTTCAGTAAGACCTCTTTTATTTCTTACAGTTCTATTTTCAGAATAAAAGTGCAATTTCTCTGCTAACTCTGCATAATTCTGAATGGTTTCCAACTGTAAATTACTATTCATATCATAGACACGAACTTGATTGATAAGAGAATGAATACCACACTTTTTACTAAATGTAACAACTGCTGGTGCATTATCTACACGAACTTTAAAAGTAAGGTATGTCTGTCTGGGATCAATAAAGGCATTAAAGGCTGGTATTTCAAAGCGGATTGTCTCGCCGTCCTTATACTCCAACTGATGATCTGATGGAGAAAAGGTAGATTTGGAGGGTATAGTTTTGTTATACTGACTTGCAACAAAATCCATTATACATATCCTAAATAAAATAATTTTTCATAAACATTCAAAAAAATTATTTTTTGATACTTTTTAATCTTCATTTATTAATTCTGGAAATATTGTTTGTAATCTATTTATAATTTCCCATAAATATTTCATAGATCTATACATTTTTATTGCAACTTTATCATGTTGTCGTTCATTATTCCAATTCATTCCTATAATATCTAAATCATTAGGTATTTTAGACATATATAAACACCATTTACTCCAATCTCTCAACAATATTTCCCTATTATATCTTTCTGTCCCTCCGTAAATCCAATCTAATATATCTCTTGATCGTGTGAGAGTATATTCGTGTTCTTGTTGTTGTTGTTCCATGATTGTTGATATAATTTACTAAATGAGATCCATTTCATTTTTTTGAAAAAATCATTCCTTTTTGAACTTTTTTACTCTACCAGTTCTTTTTTTCTCTCTCATCGCTTTTTCTTTTTCTTTTTTAGATAACTCTTTCATAGTTACTGGTGTATCTTTTGTTACTCGTTTTGTAGGACGATATATATCACCTTTTTTCTTATATCCTTTACCTCCTCGTTGATTTTTCCAGTCCTCTTTGAACCAGCGGTCTAAACCTTTCTTCTTTTTCTTTTTACCAATATATGCATCTCTGTTACCATATTTCTTCTCATATCTATCCTTATAAGTTTTTACTAACAATCCAGATCTATATGCAGAATGTTTTGGTATCTTCTTGTATATTGATTTTTTAACACTCTCGTATAATTTTTTATCTTTTGGAACAGACATTATAAATTACATGGAGAGAAAAATGTTATTTACCATATTGAATATCTTTATCAAAATCCATTTTATAACAGATCCATACACAGTCAAAAGATGTTAATGGTTTCCAATCTTTTACTGGAATACCATCTACATATTTTATAAAATGCACTCTTTTTCGTGGAATAATTATCTGGGTTTCTCTCCCATCAAAAAAATCAGAAACATAATTCGTATGTAATTTTACTGTTGGTAATAATAACATAAATGGTTTATCAACCTCTTTCAAAAAACTAAATAATTTTTTACAATTAGCATACGGCGGATTAGATAAAATAAAATCATATTCTAATTTTTTTGCATTCTCAAAAAAGTCAATATTTTCGTGAATTACATTTAATCCTTTTGATTTTAAGTATTTACCAGATCCACCATCTAAATAGAACGGTTCATAAATCGTTTTATTTTTAGGAATAAAATTAATGATCTCGTCCCATGCATATTGTGGAGTTGCATAATCATCGTGTTTATTATTTTTATTTTGTCCTTTTATATTTTTGAAACATACACCAGTTCGTTTCATTATATATATTATAAATATTTATTTTTTGGTTTTTCTCCACATAGCACCGATCTCTTTCATACTTTTACCAGCACGACGATGTTTTGCAACGAATGCTTGATAAGGTGACCTTTTCTTCTTCACATCTTTTCCTTTTTCATGAAAATCTTTATCACCTTTTTTAGTGGTGAAATCCTTATCACCCTTTCTGGATTTAGATTTCATTCCTTTTTTCATTCCTTTCATTCCTTTGCGTTCGTCCATTTTATCTTTTGCAGATTGCTTTTTCATAGGAGGGCGGCCCCTCTTTTTACCGTAAGTTCCTTTTCCCATAGGCATTTTTATAATATATCTAAATATAATTATTTTTTTCTATGTAATAATTTATTTCCAGATAAATATGGTTTTTCTCCTCTGTATCGCATATATGCTTTACCAGCAGATATTGCAGTTTCTTTACTATTGAATGTTTTATTTACATAAACCTTCTTATGAATGTTGTATAATTTCCATTTATCTTTCTTTTTTTCAATCTTAAAAGGCATTTTATTTTTATTATATGGAGAGAAAAATATATATACTGTATATGATGACTGAAATACTTCAACAATTACCTATGGATCTAAAATTAAAAGTTTTATCTTACAAACAATCACCACCACATTTCTTTGCATTCAAAAATGGTTTATTTCCAATAAGAGATTATATGTTAAATGTTATAGAAGAACCAACAATTTCTCTCCATGAAAGTGAAACAGAAGATGATTTAGAAGAAGAATGGTTAATGTTTCAAATGGAAATGGAAGAACCTACACAATCAAATCCTCATTTTGTTTCTCTTCCTCAACCGTTTCATTATTCTCATTATTCTGATTATTTCCTATGACTAAATTAATAGGTTCATCTTCAAACTCACTATTAGTATATATACCTATTTCTTCTAATCCATTCACAATAGGTGGTCTTTCAATAGTTGATTTTTTATATTTACCCTTGAATGTTTTGATTGATTTTTTATCAACTAATGGTGATAATTCATTTAATCTTTCAAAATTATCATTTACCAGTTTCAAAAGATCTTTTGGTCTTATTCTACTTTCTCGTGGTAATCCTAATTCAACCTTAATAAATCTATATAGTTTTGCATACTCTAAATAACTATTTCTATGATTTTCGGCTCGCCTACTAAATGAAAAATATGCTTGTATTGTTCCTAATGTTGATGTAATTAATGATAAACCACCAACTATTTTTAATGCATCATCTTCATATTCATTTCCAAAAAGATTTTTTGCAGATAATGTTAAACTTCCACAGATTGTGGAGAGAATAATTACTGGTAGATCAATCATAAGTGCTTTATGTGAATATTTACTCTCACATGATTTATGCAACATAGATAAGCATAAACTATGTTCTCCAACCTCTTTCAGATATGCTTCCAGATTTTTAGTCCATTTAATATGTGGATTTTGACTTTCCATATATTAAATTAGTTAGATAAATGTTTATTCCACCACCAACCATTTTGTTGGTATTTTGTTTTAGTCCATTTACCATCTATAAGTTTATAAATATCTTTTCTATTATTTTTTTCCAGATCTGTTGATACATGACATACATTACATTCGTGATTAACAAAAAAACTATTTTTTACTTTTGTTATTTTTGATTTACAATTCGTGCATCTACATTCACCTTTTGAAAGCATCTCAACGATCATATCATTCTTTTTTTGTTGAACTTCTCTAAACTTTTCATATAAGGTTTCTTCTAACTTAATAAGTGCTTTTATTGCATCTCCGTTGGTGGATATTTCCATATATATATTATAAATAGATTATTTTATATCTTATTCTACACATTTTATTAATTGTCCTTTTTCTGCATTAAAACTTAATATTCTTTCAAACTCTTTCATATAACCAATAGTAAAGTCACCGTTAAACTTAAAATTAACTCTATTACCACCTTCTAATAGATCAAATCCGATCCTTTCACCATTATATAATCTTTCATACATATTCCATAATTTATCATTATCTTCACCATTTTTTGTATATTCATTAGCAGTATAATATAATGTAGAATTAGGAACACCTTTCATTCTGATATGATGACCTTCTACCATCTTACCTTCATCATTTTTACCTTCAATAATATCAATATAACATTTCTTTCCTAAATATATAGATTTCTTACTACTGATTTCTCCACTACAACCATCTAAATCAAAATCAATATGTAATTGTCCTAACTGCTTTCCTTCCAGATCTCTACCATATTTTTTCTTAAACTCTTTTACCAAATCTGGAACTCTATCATATTCAATATGCATACTATCGGTATCTGTAATGTAAATATTAATATCCATATCTTCTGCTAAACACATAGGTTCAAACATAATTCTTTTACTCATAGATAAACATTCAATACCAACTGGTGCATTATTGAAATGTTCCATGATGTCTTTTTGGATTTTGAAAATATATTTTGGTTTTATTTTATTATTATATGATCCATAACTTAATGAATAACATCTATTATCAAATATTCTATAATATTCTATGATTGAATTATAATTTCTATCTAAATATTTTTTCATTTCAGTTTCACCATATATAACCTTTTCATCAGTTGCAATAGGTTTCAATATGGTCTTACCATAAGCACTATTCATAATTAATTTATAAACTACTTGAATGGGATTTTTTTCTTTTTTCTTTTTCAATCTCAAATCAAATATTTCTTTTATTACTGATCTGATTGTGGGATTTCTACCATTATTGTAATAATATCCACATAGAATATCATATTCAATCTCTTGAAATCGTTTCCAATCTTCTAATGTAGTTTTATCTATATAACATATTTTTCCAACCATTTCATTAGTCCAGTTTCTAATACCAGATTTATTATCAACATAGGACATACATGGTATGTGATATTTTTTACCAACTTTTGTGATCTTTACTTTAATAAAATATCCATCTTGTTTATTGATAAAATCATCATTACAATCACCATCTGGAATAACTTTTGGTTTTCCTTTCAAAAATCCTTCCATTCTGTAAAATGCTGATGGATATAAAGAAACTGCATCTAAATCAGCAATCTTTTCTTCTACTTTCCATTTCTTATTATCTCTGGTGCAACATCTTCCACCGACAACACATTTCTGTAAAAAATGTCTAACTCTACCTCCAACTTGATATACATCTTTAAAACAACCGTGTTTCATTAAGACCTTATTCGCTAATGATGCAATAGTCCAAACACAATTAACATCAATCTCTATGATCTGATCTTCCAAACACCATTTTCTAAAAGTATTATATCCATACATCAATACTTTACAATCCATTTCACAATAATATTTTGCATAGTCCATCATGTGAAACATTTCTACACCAGCATCATTATGTTTTACCATTTTTAATCTTCTTACATTATCCACAAATGTTGCATATTTCTCTCCCAGTTCCTTTTTTGCTTTTTCAACTGGAACATAACCTTCTACCAGATTTTTATAATTATTGTATAAACAATAAGGAAATACTTCCTTTTCTTGTTTTAAATTAAAACATGATCCAAACTTACGAAGAGGCATGGTAATTAATTTATAACTATCTTTAAACTCAATATCAAATGTTGTTGATGTTTCACCTTTCCAAACAGCAAACTTACCTTTTGCATTCATCAAACCATTACCTTTTGATTTTTGTTCTACTGCAAATAAATGATTTATCATAAATCTAAAATCAAAACCACAGTTGTGTGCTATCATTCTATATTTTTTATCTTTATCATTACCACCATTTTCACAAACTAACTGTAATATTCTTTTTCCACAATCATCACCAATTGCGTATGCTGTTGCGTCTTGTTTTCTTTCTGTATCATACCATCTCGCACAGCATAAGTAAGGTCTGTGGATCGTTCTCCATAATTTATTTTTAAGTGAAAGTAATTTTTCAATATAATATTTTGATTTTTTCTTTTTATGAAACTCTGCTTTTAGATTATTTATTTTTTCATGAATAAATGGATCTTTTGTTTTTACTTTTGATGTTTCAAAATCAAAAAATATATTTTTATACTTATCTGATGCTTTCTTTTTCTTTATTTCTTTCTCAATATCAAAATCATTTAGTTTCAAACAATAATCTTCATCATAATCTAATCCTTTTGCATTTTCATTAATGTAGTCAATTGCTTTATCAAAATAAATAGTTCCGAATATTTCATCATCATAAGCAATTGGTGTTAGATATTCTTTTCTTCCATCATATAACATATTGATTGCTTGATAAGAATTAATACATCTTTTTTCATCTCTTTCTGGATATAATTTACCTTTCTTATTTTTCATTTTATAAATAGTTCTCCAATCATCAATAGTTTCATATTTTGATTGTAATTCTTTATAATTTTTTAGTGCATAAGATGTAAAATTAGTTTTATCAATAATAAAATAATGACTATCAACTAATCCTATTTTGATCTCTTCTGCATATTTATGAGATCCATAAATGTTAGATTTTTTACAATTATCCTTCTTCATTAATCTAATATTCATTCCAATAGCATCTGCTATTTTATTTAATTTACAAATAGGAATTGCACGATTAAACATCATACCTTTACACGCATCTATCTTTTTATTTTCAATACCATCTACTTGTTTTAATGCATGAATTAAACAGTTATCTATATAATTCTCATTTTCACATTTATCATAAATACCATACTTTCTAAAATCAAAAGGAGTTTTATTCAACCATTTAAAAAATGATCCATTAGCATTTTGATTAGCATTAGTATCTTCTACTGCTTGTAAGGTAATATCTTGAATAATATCTACATTATTCAACCATTCTCTATCACTACCAAATAATGGTTCATCAGTTACTTGACTATTTTGTAATGCTTGTGCTAATTCAATAATTTTTGCTGGATCAAAAGTAAAAAATAATTCTGGTCTATCAGTATAACTGACTTCTAATGTAACTCTTCGTTGTCCGATATTTTGTGCTATTGCTCTCAATATTACTTGCATTCCCAAATCATTTATCATTCGTCTATTGATCGGAATGCTTTCATCTCTATTGTTAATAGTGAAATCTCTTACTCTATCAACCATTTCATTATATGTTCGTCTATTCTGTCGTGCTAATTCATTATTTATTTCTGCACTTTCATTATAGAGTGTTGCTAAAAATCTATATGCATATCTTTCATTCCTAAATCTTGCACCATCTGGATTTCTTAACTGTCTTGCAGAGGTCATGACCCTTCTTCTTCGTTCTTGTTGGGTTAATCTACCCCTAATATTAATATTGAACTCTCGTCTAATTCGTTGTTGTGATAATGCAGAAATAGAACCGTCTGGTCTAATTCTTATAGGACGGATTATATTATAATTCATATATAATGAGTAGAGATTATTATTTTCATTTTCCCCCATATTTTCGTTTTCTTATAATATTATAATAACAATTGTTTAAGTAGTTATTATAATAAATGTTCTAATAAGTAATTGAAATATTGTTTTTATAATTTTTATACATAAATCTCCTAAATAATCTCAATCTAAAAGATATATACATTTTCTACACCTTCTCCCATTAATCCTTCAAACTGATTATCTTGTGTTGATCCAGACATTATTTCTGCTTTATCTATGCACGGATCATCTTTTCCTCTCCATGTTCTGTAACAATTCCATTCAAATGTTGGAAAAGTCCAGTTAGCGTGGAAGTCCATAAAATCTTGATGTTTTTTGCTAAAATGTTTAAACCATTCAATATCTTGTCTTTTTTCAGCATCTTCAAACTGGAAATGAAATCCAGTTGCTAAATAATTACAAAACTTTTCTGGAACACCACATGTGTTAATCATAAACTGTTTCCATTCGTTAGATCCTACTTTCAAACTCATCATACTCATTATAATATATTATAAGGAGAACTCTTTAAGTGCCTAATTTAAATGTTTTAATTAAGTATTTTAAAATCCACCGTATGATGGTTGCATATCTAATGTATCCATGTTAGGTGTAATAAGTAGTCCTCTCTGTGCTAATGTAGGTTGAGGTTTAGGGATCGCAACAGTAGGTAGTTTAGGTTTATTACCCAATATATCATCGTCAAACCAATCCCATACTGATTTAGCGGCCTCTACTAATGCACCTCCTTCCAAAACAGCACCAGCAATCTGTAACGGCACTCCGATGACGGCCCCAATACCAGTTGCGTCCAAACCGGCCCCAGCCGCTTCTAATCCACCAGCAACAGCAGATGATACACCTTCTTCGGCCGCACCACCTAATGCAGAAAGACCATCAGATATACCAGATGTTGCATCTTCTAATGCACCAGTAGCGGTATCTCCTAAATCTTCTACTCCATCTTCCATAGTGCCTTCTAATGGTTCTTCTGCTCCTCCTTCCTCTCCACCTTCTGTGGGTTCTCTTCCAACATCTTGATCTTCTGAACCCATATCTTCTCTTTCACCAGCCTCTCTATTTCCTTCTTCACGCATCTGACGACTACTTCTGTCTTCCAATCCCATCTGCAACTGGTTAGTGCTTCTCTCAAAATCAATATCACCAGTATCAGTCATGGGTGTATCAAACTGGGACATAAAATCTTCAAATGATCCAACTGTTTCTTCTGGTTCTCCAACTAATGCTTCATCTCCTAAATTACCTTCAACATCTACACCACCAGTTGTATCTTCACTAATACCTTGCATTCTACCAACTCTAATTGAACCAGTATCAATATCACCAGATCCTTCAATATCTTGTAGTTCAACACCATCTTCTCCTTCACCACTTTCTTCTCCACCACCAGACATTCTCTCCCTTGCGGATTGATATAATGATCTTGCTTTACCTTCTAATTTTCTCTGCAATCCTTCTGTATCAGATTGTATTCTTCCTCCCAAAAGTTTATTATCTACATACGCTAATGCTTTACCACCGTATGTTTTGAATGCTCTTACGGCCGCTTCTTCACCGATACCTTTTAATGCATCTAAATCTATCTTTGTTTCGGCTGCTTCTGCTAACTGTTTGTTTAAACCTCTGACCCTATCAACATCACTTCTGTATCCGGCCAAATTACTATTGATCTCTCCGGCTGATTGAGCGTAGGCTGTTAATGCACTATTATAACTATTCATTTATAATAAATAGGTATAAAATTATTTTTATTTACCATAATATTTTATCAGCATAATACCCAGCCGTCCCCTTGATATGTCTATCCTTTTCATGTCTGGCCTTATATGCTTTTCGTTTTTTATTAGCAAAATCTTTACCTTTTTCTTGTGTAAATGTAGGAAAATCACCATATCCGATTGCTCCGATTGATGCAACTTTTTTTTCCACCATTTTTCCAGTTTTTTTATCTTTCACTTTTTTAAAAACATCAATTTTTTTTCCCTTCCGTGTGGAGGGACGAATTATCACTCCTAATTTTTTTGCTTGATTTTTTGAATATTGTTTTATTTTGTAACTCATTTTTATATATTATATCAACATTTTTCTCTCCATGATTATTTTTCTGGATCTTTTTTTGGTTCAACAATTATTGTCTTCTTTTGATTTTTTCTATCTCCACAGAATAGAAAATCATAGTGTCTATCACCAAAATCTCTAAAATTAAGCCAACACGACCGATGTATAGGTCTAACTACATCATCGTTCCATTTTGCAAACTTTTTAATTTTTTTATTACATAATAGACATTTTCGGTTTATTTTTATCTCACTCATATATATAGATGGAAGATAATAAAACTCAAACGGAACGACAGAAAAAAGAGAAAAGGAGAGAATATATGAAAAAATACTATATGAAAAGAAAGTATAATCTGGGTAATGGTAGATCAACACGGTGTAAAGAGAAACTGGGAAAAGATTGCGTTACTACGATCAAAAAGGTAAAGGGGGATTTTACCATATCTTTTGATTAATTTACATTTTTGCAGAAAATTGAAATGGATTTTCTGAAAAAATTAGTTGTAATATCACAAATGACTAATACACAGAAAGTAACGAAGTTTATATTGTTGAAAAGAGATGATTACATCTTTACCGATGATGGGTTAAGATGTTATCATAAAGAAACTGATGAGGTAATGCAGAGAATAAATCCAGATGAGTTTATTAGTATAAAAGGTCAAATAAGACCATATCAAATGAATGGTAGTAATTTTAAGTTTAGATGGAGAGGTATGATTGTAAGATGGATCTAATTATTATGTATTTCTAATCCATAATCATTTTCAACTTCTGGTATATCTAAATTATCTTTCATGATTAATTTATTATTTTTGAATGGTTTATAATCAACTTGATGATGCACTTTTTTAAACTTAATTGTTCCTTTTACTACATCTGGGTGTTGTTCTATCAAACTCTTTAATTTTCTCTGTAATCCATCATCTTTATATATTGATGATGTGTTACCTCCTTTTACAGAATTAGTGGTAGATTTATCACATAAGAATTGTTGATGTAAAACAGTTGGATAACCTTTTTTCATCAATCGTAATGATAAATCAGTATCTTCATTATACATTCCTCTCCATAATACTCCGTCTAAAATATACTTTAATTTAACTGAAATTAGAATGCAACTATATATTCTGGTATTTTTTACTGCTAATGTTCTTGCTCTTGATATTTCTGGTAGGAATGATTTATATTGCAAACCACTCATAAATAGGTTATCATATCTATCAGCAAAATCTTCACAAACTCTGAATGGTGTTGTATCAACGATCTGTCTTCTGGTATTTTTTTCCCAACGATAGAATGAAATGATATTGTCGTCAATACACCAATATTTTTCAACTCCCATACATATTCGTGCATAGTCATCAATCCAGTTTCTGACTGGGATAGATCCTCTACCTAAATTATTATATGTTGTTGGTAGTTCTAATATTGTAGTATATTCATCGTTCATGGTTTTTTGATATTTTAGACCTTCCCAACATTCAACAACAACATAATGATGTATTTTGTTTTTGGAAAACCAGTTGTGAGTTAAACTTCTTTCTGGTTGGTATCTACCTTTTGAAATAACGAATAAAGGATATTTATTTTTTATTCGTTCTTCTGGTAGATTAGATTTCCAGTATGCATTTAATTTATAAGGGTATGGTTTTTCTGGGTAAAATATACCTCTTTCATATTTATACGGTTTATTAAGAATATTGGGATAGAACTCTTCTAATTTTTGTTGATTTTGAAACTTAACAATTAGTTCTGGGTGTGGTGGATTAATGGTTAATTTAGGTAAATTATTCCAATCAATATGATTAACTTTTTTGGTTTTTTCAACAACAACCATTGGTCTTAAACCACCTTGAATATTTACTTTAGCACCTTGAATTGGATCTTTAGTTTGTTTATCGTATAATCTACCCTTTATTTTAAAAACTTTAATTGTAGGTATATATTCACCTATAAT